TAGATCAAATATTGACCCTAGAACATTTGTCATTTTAGATGATTGTTTATATGATAATACATGGGCACGAGAAAAATTAATGAGACTGCTTTTTATGAATGGTCGTCATTGGAAAGTTATGCTTATAATTACAATGCAATATCCACTCGGTGTTCCTCCTAATTTAAGAACAAATATTGATTATACATTTATTTTGAGAGAACCTTATATCGCAAATAGAAAAAGAATTTATGAAAATTTTGCTGGTATGTTTCCAACATTTGAAAGTTTTTGTCAAGTAATGGATCAATGTACGGAAAATTATGAATGTTTAGTTGTAGCAAATAATGCAAAATCAAATAAACTTGAAGATCAAGTTTTCTGGTATAAAGCTGTAGCCCATAGAGATTTTAAATTAGGTTCAAAGGAGTTTTGGGAAATGTCAAAAGATCTTGATTCAGATGATGAGGACCAAGGTACTGCGTTTGACCCAAGGGGTGGTAGAAAAGGACCAGCTATTAACGTAAAAAAAAGTAAATGGTAATGATTTAATATTAAATATATAAAATCATTAATCTTATTTAATTAATCTTTATTTGATTTATCTTCTTGTTTCTCTGAAATTTCTACCTTAATATTTTCTGTTTCAGTATTTCTAGAGGCATTTACCAATCCTCTATCAATCGCATCTTGAACGGCTGCCCCTCTAGGGACATTATCACCTTCAAAAAGTTCCTTACGAATATCTGCTGATGTTACCTCTTCTTTATTACCAAGAACACTTTCTATTGTATTATTTATACCTACAAGTTGCCCGTCTTTATTAATATTTTGTGTCAGTTTATTACCTGTTTCTTTAGCTAATTTCTTATTTTCTTCAATAGCCGATTTTTTTGCTTCTAATACACGTTTTTCAAATTGCGTTTTAGCAGCTACTTCATTTTTATTTTTCTCATTCATTAATTGATTTAGTTCCTCTTCTAGATACTCAACGCGACCGGTCTTGTAAGCTTCGGGTTCCCAAGGCATCCACATTCCAACAGGACCAACATAGACATTATGGTTGGGGTCAACTTCACGTAATAATTTACAACGCAATTCCGCTTCTTGTTGAGTAGAATACACACCCCTGATTTTCAATCCCCGTGTACTGGTTTGAAATTGTTGTTCTGTATTAAATTCATCTTCAATTCTATCTTCATTAGCATCTAGAAAATTTTTGTATTCATCTCTTACGTAATTTGTAGTAAATGTTTCCTTTTCAGTTTTTGTATATTCTTGAAAATCTTTCATCACATCGTCAAAATTAATGCTATATTTATATGACAAGAAATTAATAAATTGTGTAAATTTTTGGACGCTTTTTGTAAAATCATAGTGTTTTAGGAATTCTTGAAAAAAGTAATGATTTTTCTGCTGTAAAATATTTTCAGGACTTACAAAACTCACACAAACAAATTTTTGTCCGGAGAGCGGTTTATCCTCTTCCAATAAATCCACATATTTAGGATTTACAGTTCCATCAGTAGTTTTTTGATATACACAACCAGGTTTTGACATATTATACTATTTTAACGAGAATCATTTTTAAGTTTTAATTTTAATATATATTTTTTTTTCTTATTATTATTTATAATGCTTCAAAAATTAATGCAAATGTTAGATTTAGGAGAACTTATTCGCAGAGCCGTCAAATACCTTGTAGAAGGTGTTATGGTTGCTATTGCCGCATACGCAATTCCAAAAAAATCGTTAAATCTCGACGAAGTTGCCCTTATTGCCTTGACAGCTGCAGCGACCTTTAGTATTCTTGATACATATGTTCCATCTATGGCTGTGTCAGCCCGTAGCGGCGCAGGCTTCGGTATTGGGGCAAATCTTGTCGGTTTTCCACGAATGTAGGCTTCCCCTTACGACAAACACGTCTAATTCGTTAAATATTAAAATATTAATATAAAATTGCTTTAAATATTATATTAATTATAACTATTATAAATATGCCAAAGAAACAAAGATTTCACGTATATGCCATCAATATTGATGGACAAGTTTATGTTGGTTCTACTAACAATACGAAACGTCGTTTAAAAGACCACCGCTCTCGTTGTTTTAACCCAAACGCAAAACATTATCCATGTAAATTTTACAAGTATATTAGAGATAAATATAATAGAGAAGAAGCTTATGAAAAAATAAATAACGGACATACCGTACTTTGTACTGTGGATACAAAAGAAGAAGCAAGACAGTTAGAACAAGAATATATAAATACTATGGGAACTATGAATTCTATTCCTGCGAAAAATGATATGCCGAATGCCGACAGATGTAAATTATATAGAGCAAAAAATCACGAAGCCAGAAGAAATGCTGAAATAGCTTATAATCAAACCGAAGAAGGAAAGAAAAAAAGAGCTGAATATAGATTTAATAATGCAGAAAAGGCAAAAGAACGAGTAACGTGTGAAAAATGCGGACATGAATCAACAAGAAAACATATTTCAGACCATCGACGTAAGGGTTTATGTACTTAAATAGTTGACACAAATTCCCACTCCAATTCTTTACATATCTTTTTCCATATTTCATCTTGTTCTATTCTTTTCACCGGATCTTTTAGCATTGGGAAAAATGGTAAAAAGGTTTTTTCATCTAATAATTCACACATTTTATAAAGAACATAATAATAATTCAAAAAATTTACACGATCATCAGGACAATGTTTAGCATAAGGCATTTGAATTTCCATAAATAAATTACAAAGTTTCTCTTCTAATTCAGGACTCATTATAGGTGGTCTTATACCCAATTTATCCTTAATAAACGGTATATGCTCATAGTATTTATTATAACCTAATTTTTTTAATATATCTTTTGCTTTTTTGTTTGTCATTTGTTTTAGGGTAATTCTTTCCTTTTTGATCTGAAGTCTTATATTTATAAGAACTTCTTCAGGTATTTGAGTTGTTTCTTTTGCCTGAAATTGTGCCAAAATTTCTCGAAAATGGTTTATTCTTTTATACGCATAAAAACATACTTCTTTAGGTGGTTCTTTATAACTAGGTTTTTCATGTTCCACCAAAAACTGTTTTTGTGTTCCACAATTATTACAAATAACAAGTCCCTTATAATCTACAAGTATCCACTCTCCACCACAATATTCACATATTTCATGGTTAACCATATAATTATTAATATTTAAATGACCTTCATCCAAATTTATCAAATATTTGTTAATATTTGATTCATCTGTTGTTTTTGTGTTTTCTTGTTTATTAGGATTAAAAAAAGAATGTAAAATCGTCTTTTTATCAATATCAATACCTTCAGACGTTTTTTTCTTTTTTTCAAAATATTCAAATATTATCTCTGAATTTTCCAATAGATATTCTTTTTTTAAAGTTTTTAAATTTGCTACTTTTATTTTGATTTCCCTTATTTCATCCTTTATGTTTAGCATATCTTCAATATTTGTGGTTGTTTTTAACTTTTTCTTTAGTTTTTTTTTCCGTTTTAGTAAATTAGGGATTTTTTTAGACGTTATATTTTCAAATTCTTTCATTTTTTCATTATGCTTACTATCTAATGTAACATTTGCATTTTTCTTCATTTTAATTTTTTTATTAGCTTTAGGTTTAAAATTTGGCATCGTATATATTAATATTAATCGCAAATTATTTAATTTAAAATAAATTAAATTGTTAAAATCGTTATAATTTAACGAAGTTTTTCTCAAAACTTATATATGGATGTTGATATAAATATTGATACAAATAATATGAAAATAGACTGTATTATGTTGCAAAAAATGATATTTATACACAATGCTTTAGATAAAGGATGGGCTATAAAGAAAAAAAACCATGTTTATGTGTTTACAAAAAATCACGAAGGTAAGAAGGAAGTCATGCTTGAAGATTATCTACAACGCTTTATGCTCGATAATTTAGACATTAGTAAAATTAAATAATAAAATTTAATTAATTAATTAATTAATTAACTTTCTCAAATTTTTTTTTCTTTAGCAATATTATAATAATATGGGTGGTGGACTTATGCAACTAGTAGCTTATGGCGCACAAGACGTTTATTTAACAGGTAATCCCCAGATCACTTTCTGGAAGGTTACCTACCGCAGACACACTAACTTCGCAATGGAATCGATTGAACAAACTTTTAACGGACAAGCCGATTTCGGTCGCCGAGTCCAATGCACTATCTCCAGAAATGGTGATCTTGCCTACAGAACATACCTTCAAGTTACTCTCCCTGAAATCAACCAAAGTGACAACGCTGCAAATGAAAGTGTCTTTGCCCGTTGGTTAGATTGCCCCGGAGAACAGATGATCTCTATGGTTGAAGTCGAGATTGGTGGTCAACGCATCGACCGACAGTATGGTGACTGGATGCACATCTGGAATCAGCTTACTCTTACCAGCGAACAGGAAGCTGGTTACCACAAGATGATCGGCCAGACCAGTCAGCTTACTTACCTCACAGACCCTCAATTCGCTGATGTCGCAACCGCTTGCGGTTCTGCCGATGTCCCCGAAGCCGTCTGTGCTCCTCGTAGTGCTCTCCCAGAGACAACTCTTTACGTTCCTCTTCAGTTCTGGTTCTGTCGCAACCCTGGACTTGCTCTTCCTCTTATTGCCCTCCAATACCACGAGGTCAAGATTAACATCGAGGTCCGCCCTCTTGATGAATGCCTTTTCGCAGTTAGTAGTGTCGGTGCCGGTGCGACCGGTACGGTGAAGGTTACCAACGCTTACGCCAAATCTCTCGTGGCTGCTTCTCTATACGTCGATTACGTTTTCCTCGATACAGATGAACGCAGACGCATGGCCCAGAACCCACATGAATACCTCATCGAACAACTTCAGTTCACAGGTGATGAATCCATCGGTTCTTCTTCAAACAAAGTCAAATTGAATTTCAATCACCCGTGTAAAGAGATTATCTGGGTCGTTCAGCCCGATATGCACGTCGCATACTGTGACTCATTCCTTGATGGTCGTCTTATGCACCGTGCTCTTGGTGCCCAGCCTTTCAACTACACCGACGCTGTTGATGCCCTTCCTGACTCCATTCTTG